AAAGAGGGTAACTTTGCAGATGAGAGTATTACTTCAAGCAATATCCGTATTCTACAAACTAAAATGCTGACTGTATCTCATTGGGATATTAAAAACACTGGGGGCGGCAATTATCAAACTAATATACATCAATTCCCTTATGCTGGTATGTGGGAGCATCCAACTGTTCCAGATAATGGCACTTACTTTCAATCATTAGGTTGGGCATCTCCAAAAGAGATTTATTACACAATTACCGGCACTACTGTTAATTATGGGTTATTCAATTCATTCTGGAGTCAATACTTTGCAGAAATAACAAATCCTAATAGTACAATCCTTACTGCTCAATTTCATTTAACGAGTATGGATATAAGAACATTAGATTTTGCAAAAAACATACTTATAGATGGAACGATGTGGAGAATAAATAAAGTAGATGGTTACGATCCATTAAGCGAGAAACCTACGAAAGTAGAATTATTAAAAGTAATAGACACAATTTATTAAAATGGCAGATAATATAGTAGGCACGAAGATAGTTATTGACTCTTCTCAAGCAGTTGAGTCGGTTGGTAGTGTAAAAGCTCAATTAAAAGCTGCAAATGCAGAGTTAATTGCAATGGCTGATAAATTTGGCGAAGGCTCAAAGGAAGCAGTTGTAGCAGCAAAAAGAGTTGCAGAATTAAAAGATAGAATAGGTGATGCTAAAAGTATGGCAGATGCATTTAATCCAGATGCTAAATTTAGAGCTTTTAGTCAATCTTTACAAGGTGTAGCCGGTGGGTTTGCAGCAGTACAAGGGGCAATGGCTACTTTTGGGATTGAGAGCGAGGATTTGCAACAAACTTTAGTAAAAGTACAAGGTGCTTTAGCTTTAAGTGAGGGTTTAAATACCTTTTTAGATACCGGTATTCAAGGCTTTAAAAACTTAATATCTGTAATTCAAAATAGCACCATTGTAATTAAGGCAAATGAGTTAGCGACTAAGGCTGCAGCAGTTACAATGCGATTATTTGGAATTGAGGTAGAAACTACGAGTGTGGCTTTTAATGTTCTTAAAGGGGCTATTGCAGCAACTGGTATAGGTTTACTTGTGGTTGCTTTAGGGCAAGCAGTTTCTTATTTTGATAAACTTTCAAATGCAGCAGAAGAAGCTACTGAAAAGCAAAAAGAGTTTAATAGAACAATTAAAGAGGGTAGCAAGTATGAACTTGACCAATTGACTCAATCTTTAGAAAATCAAAAATCAATAGATATAGCTAAAGCAAAAGCAAGGGGAGCAAGTGAAAAAGAGATATTTGAAATTGAACAAAGTTATAGAAGAAGAAAAACAGAAGCTCAAATTAGATATTATAATGATATTAAAAAAATAGACCAACAAGGTGCAAAAGATGCTTTAAATACTATTAATAAGTCAAATACGGAGGGTATAGTTGCTAATTATGAATACCAAGCAGCAGAGAGAAAAAGAAGACAAGAGTCAGCAAGACAAGCTAAAGAGGCAGCAGAAAAAAGAAAGAAAGAATTTGAGGATAGCAAGATTGAGCTAACTGAAATGAAGTCAATAACTCAAATTGCATCTACAGAAGAGCAAAATAGTTATAAAGATGTAAGTAAACTTAAAAAACAAAACATTGTTTTAAATACTCAAGTTGCAGACTCGGAAAGGTTATTAGCTCGTTCTAAAATGGAGTCAGCTATTATAGCTCTTGATGCTATTTCGCAAAGTTTAGCTACTGCAAGTCAATTAGCAGATGAAGGAAGTGATACTCAAAAAGCGTTGGCTATTTCAAGTGCAATTATCTCGGCTATCTTATCAGCTCAAAAGGCTTATGAAAGTACAGTAGGTATTCCAATTGTCGGACCAGCTTTAGCTCCTATTAATGCCGGTATAGCTTTATATGCTGGTTATAAATCAGTACAAAAAATTAGAGATGTAAAAACTCCTGGAGCAAGTAGTAGTGGAGGGGCAAATATGCCAACTGGTAGTTTTGGAGCAGCACCGGTAAGTCCAGCTCCTATGCAGCAAACAGTAACACAATTAAATCAAGGCACAATAAACGCACTCGGAAATCAAGCTATAAAAGCATACGTTTTAGAGAGCGATGTAACAAATTCACAAAATAGAGTAACAAGAATACTTAATTCAAGTCGCTTTAAATAACAATTAAACTATTTATTATTATGAAATATGACTCAAACATTCAAACATATTACTTGGATATCAGCTCCGACTTCAACGATGATAGTGAGGTGGACTTCATCGCACTCGTTGACAAGCCTGCAATTCAAAAGAATTTCTTAAAGTTTGCTGACTCATTTAGTGACTATCCAAAAAGTGTAAAGAATACTGCTCAAAAGGCTTTAGATTGGGCAGAGGAAAATGGTTGGGGTACTTGTGGTACTCCGGTAGGTAAAACAAGAGCTAATCAATTAGCAAGTGGAGAGCCAATATCTTTAGACACAATCCAAAGAATGTACTCTTATTTAAGCAGACATAAAGTAGATTTAGAAAGCTCTAAAACCTACGAAGATGGTTGTGGTAAATTAATGTACGATGCTTGGGGTGGCGAAGCTGCTTTAACTTGGGCAGAAAACAAACTAACGAGTATTCAAAAAATGAAATTCTCAATCAATGAAGATGAGCAAATAGTTTCTGGTCCTTTAATGTTAAGCGACACTCCGATTTACAGATTTGATGCAAACGGAGAGTATTACGTTGTATTCAATGCTGCTACTATTCAAAAGATAGTACAAAAGTATTTCCAAAAGGGATACCAAGCAAACGTAAACTTAATGCACGATCCAATGCAAATAGTTGATGGGGTTACTTTATTTGAGAGCTTTATTACTTCAAAGAAAAGAGGCATACAACCAATGGTTGGATTTGAAGATGCTCCGGAGGGTAGTTGGTTTGGTAGCTTTAAAGTAGATAATCCAGAAGTATGGGCATCTATTAAAAACGGAGATTTCAAAGGCTTCTCGGTTGAGGGTTTATTTAAGTATAAAAGACCGGAAGAAATGAAAGCCGAGCAAATAAAAGCTCAAATTAAAAACTTACTTGAACAAGTTAAGTTGCACTAAAATTATTGTTCACTAATTAAAATAAAATATATCATGCACCCAATTGATTTCGTAAACAAAGTAAAAGAGCTATTTAACGATGCTCCAATTGCTACAGAAAGTCAAGTTGAGTTTGTAGAGTACACTTTAGAAAATGGTACTACAATCAACGTAGATAAGTATGAAGTAGGTGGCGTAGTTACTTTAGCTGATGGAACTTTTGCACCTATGGGAGAGCACATTTTAGCAGACAAATCTGTTATCATCGTTGATGAAAACGGAGTGATTGTTGAAATTAAAACTCCAGAGGTAGAAGAAGAAATGCCGGAAGTAGATGCCGAGCAAGAATTAAAAGAAAAGATTGCTAAACTTGAAGAAGAATTAGCAGCTACTAAAGGTCAATTTGAAGAGCAATCTGCAAAATTGGTAAGCCAAGAGGAAAATGCTTTAGCAATGTACTCTAAATTTGAAGCAGCTATTAAAGATTTAGCTTCTGCAATTGAGGGTTTAGCTACAACTGCTACTGCTGATCCAATTGATGCTCCAAGTAGCTTTCAAAAAATTGAAAAGAAAAACGAAAAAATCAGCCGCTTCTTAGAAATGGCTAAAAAAGTAAAATAATCAAATAACAATTAAAACTAAAAAAAATGTCATTTAACGTAAGTGCTTTAGCTAACTACACTACAGAAAATCAAGATTTGTTAGTGTCTGCTGCCGTATTAGGCGCAAAAACTGCTACTTTGATCAAAAATCAAGGTAACGTAATGGTAGGTGTAAAATCTGCTGAAAAAATCAACATCATGGATACTGATGCAGTATTCCAAGCTGGTGGAACTTGTGGCTTCAACAATAGTGGTACTACTACTTTCACTCAAAGAACTGTAACTATTGGTAAAATCAAAGTTAATGAGTCTCTTTGTATCAAATCTTTAGAAACTAAATATCTTCAAAAAGCATTACCGGCTGGATCAATGTATACTGAAATGGTTTATGCTGAAGATTATTCTAACTTAAAAGCTGCTAAAATTGCTGCTCAATTAGAAACTGCTTTATGGCAAGGTGATACTGCTTCTGGTAACGCAAACTTAAATAAATTTGATGGTTTAGCTAAATTGGCTGCTGCTGATGGTACTGTTATCTTAGCTAACACTACTACTTTCTTACCAGCTGCTATCACTACTGCAGTAGGTATTACTACTTCTAACGTAGTTGCTATAATGGATGCAGTTTACAGAGCTTTACCGGCTGAAATCGTTGCTAAAGATAGCACTAAAATCTTCTGTGGTCAAGATGTATTCCGTACTTACACTATCGCATTGAAAAATGCTAATATGTTTAACTATGCAGTAGATGTAAAAGCTGATAGCTCATTCTTCTTACCAGGTACTTCAATTGAAGTTATTGCTACTCCAGGTTTGAACGGTACTTCTAAAATCTACTCTACTAACTTAGAGAACTTATTCTTAGGTACTGACTTATTGAACGAAGAAGAAAGATTTGAAATCTTCTACGCAAAAGAAGCTGATGAAGTACGTTTCGTAAGCGAATTTAAAATGGGTGTGAACTATGCGTTCGGTACTCAAATGGTTGCTTTCGTATTAGTATAATAAAATTATAGTGGGGGTTTAAATACTCCCACTTTTCTTCTAAAATCTTAAATTATTAAATTATGCCATGTGCTTTAACTCAAGGGTTTATACTGGACTGTAAAGAGTCTTTAGGTGGCGTTAAGTCGGTAAGATTTGTAGAATTTGACAATGTTGCTTCAATAGCTTATGCTGCTGGAGTTGCTACATTAACAATGGTTGCTTCTAAAAAATTCTGGAAGTATAATCAAGTTCGTGAAACTTCATCTTTTACAGAAACAATAACTGCTAACGTACAAAACGGAACTATCTTTTATCAACAAGAAGTTACTGTTATTATTAACAAATTAGCTGCAGCTACAAGAAACGAAATCTTGTTACTTGCTAAAAATAGATTGATGGCTATCGTTGAAGATATGAATGGTGCATTTTGGTTAATTGGTGCAAAAAATGGTTTAGATATTACTTCTGGTAATTCTGCTACTGGTACTGCATCTGGCGACAGAAATGGCTATACTTTAACATTCCAAGCAATGGAAGCTGATCCTATGTGGTCTGTATCTGCTGGAGCAATAACTGCTATCACAAACTAAGGTTGTTCGTAGTTGTATATAAAAGAGGGGTGGTTTTTACCACCTCTTTTTGTATTTTTAGAGGTTTGCCTATTTACTAATAGAATGGTACTAAACGTTGACAATCCTACTAATTTTATCTTCACTCTAAATGAAAAAGAAACGAGTGCATGGGCTTATTGGTATTTTCAGTTTACTAATGTGGTTACGAAGCAAGTAATAACTGTAGTAAAATTGAGAAGCACCGATTTAAGTCCTTATCCTAATAGATACAATGAATTTCCTTATGCTTTTTTCAATGCTTTAACAATAGGGCAATGGAATTATTTAGTATTTGGCTCAAATTCTGGAGTAGCTACAACCGGTCAAGAATTGGAAGTTGGTTTAGTAAGGGTAATTGACAATGATACAGTATTTACAACTAACGAAACATTAAATACATATGTAGTTTATGGATAATTTCAGTATATTAACATTTGCAGAAGCAAGACAACCGGACTATAAAGAGAAAAAGGGAGTAGGTTATTATGAGTATGGTCATATGAATGACTACCCAGAATACTTATTAGAGCTTTATAAGAAATCTGCAAAGCACCAAGCATTAATAAAAGGTAAGATTAATTATATCTGTGGCAATGGCTGGAAAGCTGGTGATGTTTACGGAGAGCTTTTTATTAAACACGCAAACCAAGTAGAAACACTTGAGGAAGTAACTAAAAAGATAGTAACTGATAATGAGCTTTTTGGTGGCTTTTATCTTCAAGTTATTTGGTCAATGAATGGCATGATCTCGGATATTTACCATGTAGATTATTCTAAAGTTAGAACTAACAAAGACAACACAGAGTTTTGGATTAAAGACAATTGGAAAGATAGACACGAGGAGGTTAAAGTATATCCGGCATTTAATCCCAACTTCCCTAAAGGAAGCCAAATCTTATTTGTAAAAGAATATAGAGCTGGTATTAGCATTTATCCTTTGCCATCTTATTTCGGTGGTTTGAATTATATTGAAAGTGATATAGAGGTAAGTAAGCACGTTTTAGGTAATGCACAAACTGGCTTTACTCCAAGCAAATTAATTACTTTACCTAACGGAGAGCCAAATCCAGAAGAGAAAAGAATTATTGAGCGTAAGTTTGAGAATAAGTTTACAGGTAGTGATGGTAAGAAATTCCTTTTGTCATTTGTAAACGATAGTGGCAGAAAGCCTATTATAGATGACTTGGGTGCAAGTGATTTAACTAAAGAAGATTTCGGTCATGTAGATGAGTTGATTAGAACAAACATTTATGTAGCTCATCAAATTACTACTCCGGCTTTATTTGGTATTGCAGAGCCTGGCAAATTAGGGACAAGACAAGAGATGCGTGATGGATATGAGATATTTAAAAACACTTATATCAATTACAAGCAAAGACAAATTGAAGCAGTTATTAACATGATAGGCAGTTACAGAGGTGTAAAAGAGCCAATGTACTTGATAGCAGTTGAGCCAATAGGTATTGAATTTGGAGAGCAAACAATAGCTGCAGTAGCACCTAAAGAGTGGATATTAGAGAAGTTGGGTATTGATATGAGTCAGTATCAAACACAACCACAACAAATGAGCGATGAGTTTATATTTGAGGAGTTTGGCGAATCAAGTGAGAATTTCCAAGTATTCAAAAAGAAAGCAAGATTTGATGAATATACCGATTACGAATTATTTGCAACTATAAACCAAACTAAAGCTGATATACTTGACTTAATAAGCAAGGATAAAAGAATAACACCGGAAGTAATTGCAGATACTTTAAAAATTGATATTGATGTTGTAAATAGAAATATTGAGGATTTAATTAAAAGTGGTAGTTTAGCTCAAGGAACGGAGAACGGAGTTTTAATTCATGAATTAACTGCTCCTTTAAAGGACTTAACTAAAATAGAGCCAGAAACTAAATCTTTTATGATTAGATACTCTTATGAGTGGAAAAATGATATACCGATTACACAAAGAGATAGTGAAAAGCACCCAAGTAGAGAGTTTTGTAAACGATTAATGTCTTTAGATAAATTCTATTCAAGAAGTGATATTGAGCAAATTAGTGCAAGATTAGGTTATTCAGTATGGGACAGAAAAGGTGGTTGGTGGACTATGCCAAGTGGCGAACATTCTCCAAGCTGCCGACACGAATGGAAAAGCAATATCGTAATGCGTAAAAACAAATAAAAATGAGCAAGAACATACTTATAATTAGTCCTAATTCAATAAAAGAGCGTAGTGGTTTAGCTGGTAACGTAGATGAGAAACTACTTTATCCAGAAATCAAAACGAGCCAAGATATGTACATACATCCGGCTCTTGGTACTGCTCTTTATAATCGCATTCTTACTGGTATTCAATCTAATAACTTAACTTCGGCAGAGGTTACTTTAATCAACGATTACATTGCAGACACTTTGGTATATTATGTATTAAGCGAGTTAAGTGTAGAATTAAACTTCCAAATGT